GTCTTGTCTGAATAATGGTTCAGTTCATTCAGAGCTCTGTTGACGTCCTTCAGCGTAGTGCCAGCGGCCTGGGTATTGGCCATGATCGTCTGAACAGCGTTTAGGTTCGTCGTATACTCATGAAATCCCTGAATGATCGGATCCAAAGTTAATGACTTGACGAGCGCCGAACCAGCAAGTACAGCTCGAGTAGCGATCTGTGACATCACGCCAATAGCAATAAGCCTTAGCGCATCGAACTTTGGAATGAGAGAATCAAGAGCGCTCCCGATTTTGGAAAGGAGACCCGTCTGAACACCCGAGGCAGCCTTATCAATATCGGCCATTCCTTGGGTAGCGCCATCGAGCTTGAGCGATGCTTTGAGTCGATTAAGTGCATCGATACTTCGACTAACACCCTGCTCGAACTTACTCGATTCGAAACTCATTGAGACAACTTTGTCATCAATGGTTGCCATTAAACTTGGGTCACCTCCCTCCATGCTTCGGCTGCTATCTGATCAAATATGGGTCGAATTGCAGGCATGATGTAATCTCTGCCCTGAACGTATCCACCAGTTCGGGTACCATGACCGTATTGAATCAGAATAGCGATGGATTCGCCTTCGTTTATGTTGTTATTGTGCCAACGAATGGAGTAGTATCCTCGTTTTGACTCAATCGTGTAGTACCACGACTCCGAAGTCAGACCAGAATCTACTGGTGTAGCGTTAGCTAGGGCATTTACACCCAAAGATCCGTACTTATTTAGAACAGAAGCCAAATCATCTCTTTGCAGATGTTCTAAATATCGTTCTGTGTTTTTGAAGTCTCCCGATTCGGTAAATGTAATCATAATTACCTAGATGTGAGACGAATAACAACAGTACCGGGGGTACCCGCTTGGCCATAGTTATACGGTAGACCGTTCAAAGGAGAAGCAGTAGCACCTCCCCCTCGTCCAGGCTTGATCGAAACTCCAGTTCCTGGATCTGGCTGAACATCCTCCCCATCTCCTGACACCAAGACATCGTCCGGATTCCAAGAGCCATTACCTCCAGCACTACCATCGAGATAGGAAGTAGCTACGCCATACTTTCCGATTCCTCCTGCGCCACCTCCACCGCCATGGCCAATATTGTCGATGATGGGGCCGTCTTCGCCATCTGTGTTTAACGTGCTTCCGATGGTTCCACATACTCCGCCTAGACCTCCACCTCCAGCTGCAATGGTATTACCTATTCCGCCAGCACCACCATGAGCCTGAGATGTACCAGTTATTGCGTTAGTCTGAGCTCTCTTTCCGCCCTTACCACCTGATGCCCGACAAGTAGTGCCATTGAACGACGAAGGTCCACCATCAGTACCGTCACTTGTGGCAGTACCAACGGCTACGGTGGTTCCAGCAGCTCCAGAAGCACCAATAACGATTGGACAGGAACTCGGTAGTGCAGACAGCATTCCTTGGACTCGCTGGTATCCTCCGCCTCCACCTTCTCCGCCGTAATTTCTAACCAGAGTTCCGGTGTTTGCAGTATCAACACCACCACCGTGTCCTCCACCTCCACCTATGCAGATGACATCGAAGTGGCTATACCCTAGATCGATCCAATCCTGGGGAATGAAAGGAACTCCATCCTCAAGGACTTTAGTTATTGGATTTGCCCGTACGATACTTCCGGCGAGTTCAAGTCTCATCGGAAATCCTAAGTACGAGTGTCTAGTACATTGATAGTTACATCGAAGTTTGCCGTGTTAACTGCAGCACCAGTAGAATCGAGAACCTGTACTCTTACTGATCCAGCAGCAGGAGCTTCGAACTTGTAATACTGCCGACCGGAAGCAAGTGGACCTACAGAACCACTGATTACAAATATACGCGAATCGAAGTACATCGTATACTCACCAGTAGCTGTTCGAACCATATGCCATGGCGTTCCATCAGACCACACACCATTGCCAGCAGTAACATCGGTAACCGGATTCATCGTTGTCAAGACCGTTGTACGCTGAATATCTTTTTGCTGAGTCCTCATGCCATTACCTTCAGACTGACTTTGTCTTCGATGCGCAACGTGTCGAAATTGACAAGAAGCATGTCATCGGCCATTCCCTGAACATGATCTCCTGCATTCTTGGGAGAAGGAAGATGGTCATACAGACTCTTGATGTAGAGCTTATTGATATCTGTCATCATCAACGCAGCATCAGTAACGAACACTGTATCGATCTCACCGATGAAGTTACTTGCGCTTGCGAGAGAGGAACCAATGACGAACTTGTTAGCTCCGCCAAGAGAAATAGAACTCAAGGCTGTCGAAGAAGCAACAAGACGTCCGTCCACATAGAACTTGCGCTTCAATCCCTCAACCGGAGAATTCTCCTCGACGACTACAACAAAGTGCCATTGTCCATCGGAGATAAACGGACCGGTTACAGGAGTGCCTGCGCCTTGTGCGAAGGTAATGTTTCCGGCTGAAATATACAATCGGGTATCGTTGGTGCCGTTGGTCGTTCCCCAGGTGATAAGATAGAGTGCCGAAGCAGTTCCGTTCGAACACTTGACCCAACAGCCATAAGAAACCGTGGACGTTCCTCCAGGAAGACCAGTATCCGTTGCGGTAAGTCTCTGGGCGCCATTGAGATTGTACGCATTTCCCTTAGTACCATCAACTCCAGCAACAGAGACGGGAACACCGACAACAGCCAGACCAGCACCCGAGTTAGATCCGTCATTTCCGAGTGATCCAGCCGAGAAATTGTATAGACGAAGAGGCGTAGTGGGAAAATCGGTAGGAAGCAACGATGCACCCTTAGCCCCACGAATTACACTCAAAGAGACTCCCGAAGGAGTAGCGGCAAGTGTGTGGGGGATTTTCGCGCAGTAAAAATTGAAGATGTTCTCCGCCGAGAGAATCTCGGACGTCACAAACACCTCATCAATTCGTCCGAAATGTGGCTCTGCCGGTGCTGTGCTCAGATCGGCATTGAATCCACCGATGTTGAACGGCTCATTCGAGCCAAATATAAATTCTGCACCGCTTGAACCACGCAATGCACTTGCTTCCAGAATGCCGTCGACATAAAGACTTTGAAGAATGCCATCGAAAACGCCGACGACAAAATGCCAACGATCGTCACAAATTTTCGAGAGGCCATTGATCTCATTCAGAGCAGTGCCAGAAGAGCTAACTCCGAAACTTGCCACGTTCGTATCTCGGATCCTCAGCACATAGCCGATCTGACTTCCTGGACCACGTTTTGAGATGATGTTCTGAAATACACCCTGCTTTGACGTCCGAACCCAGGCGGCAAATGTTCCTACTCTGAGTCGGAATGCATCACCTGATCCTATATCACTGATATACAGAGCGTTTGATCCGTTGAACTGAGCTGCGCTACTATTCATACCGTCAATACCACGAATGAATGTAACAGATCCTCTATCAACAAGCGTATGATTGTTACCGCTCGCATCCGTCAGAACATTCGAGAAATTCCACAAAGCTTCAGGTGCCGATAGACCAATATTCGTGAAATCGGTTAACGTCAGCATTCGACCTGCACGAATTTGATTCGGCATACCAATATCGAAAATAGCCTGTTGAACAAGAACAGAAAGATCTGATCCAAGAGGTCCTTGAGGACCGGGCGGACCGATTACACTACCCGCATCAATAGTCGACCCATCATGTTTTGTAAGGATCAACTCACCATCGATAACATCACCGTCAATAACCGATGCCGCTTCGATTTCAAGCATACGATCGGCGGTAAGACCAGTAACGGTAGCCATTTCACCTCCTAGCCAGGACTCGTAGATGAGATTGTGTACGTGTCTGGATCCAAATATGTCGTATCTGCGTTATCAATTTGGAAAGTAGTCTCGTCAAGCATCGTAATGTAATTGTCAGCTGCATCGATAGCCGTCCAAGTACCATCTCCGTGATCCACGATGATAAGTTCCTGAAGATAACCGAAATATCCAGCAATTTCAGCCATCGAAGGAAGACGTGGATTAGTTGTCTCGGTTCCAAACAGCTGATCTTCCAAAACTCGCATGACATCAGGAGGTGTCTGTGTTGAATCAATGGAAATATGAACCGTTGGTCTAAAACCTACAAGTTTTGTAGGGGTTCCGCTTAGAGCCCAAGCAAATTCTGTGGCCTGAGCTCCAGAATCTTCAAGAGTATCGAACGAAATAGCATCAGGATTGGCAATGACATTATAGAGAATATGAATTTTATAGCCGAAATCCGGTGATAAATCGCTACCAATCTTTGTTCTGTATACCAAATTAAAGCTGCTGGCTGGCTGATCGTAAATATCAAGGCCAGGAGAGATGCTAGAGAGCCCATTGATCTCGTCGAATTCTTCTGGATACGTAAGTGCCTTGATTTTCCCTTCGAAATCACCCGGAACAAAGTTCTCGAGAAACTTCACACCTTCGAGATAGTACGGTTTTACTTCAGAAGTAGAATCTTCTTCCACTGAAGTAAGACCATTCCAAGGAACCGCCGTTCCATCGTTAAGATAGAGAACTCCTCGATCAATACCCGTCTGATAGATTCGTTCGCCAATTTCATCCCAAGCAAGAGCTGTCATTGTCACCCCCTTTCTAACCTGAAGTACCCAATTGCGCTCTACGTTGAGCGTTGAGTTCTCGATTCCGAGCTGCAATCTCCGATCGACTCATCTTCTTAGGCTTCGATTGCTTGACATTACAGATTCGGATCAAGGTGAACAACCTATTAAGATGCCAGGTCTCACATTCAAATGGGATCTGAAAGACCACCATCCAATAGTAAACGAGTTCGGCTGTGATAACGTCTCGGCTTTTTGGAGCTCCTGGAACTTCGTTAAACCAGGTAGCCGTCATCTTGGCTTCGATGTAATCGTTTATCTCAGTAAAATTCTTCTCTGAAAACTTAGAGAAGACTTGATCTGGAACGTTAGGAGTCAACACCATGCATTTGATATAGTCAAGTACTTCATCGTTTGTTTTATCAGCCTTACCCAGAAAAGGCTTTTCGTGTTTCGACTCCCATTTTGACAGTGAGACCAAAGAATGCTCTAACTCTAAAGTCACATCGTCCTTTGTGGTGAACTCTTGTGACTCATCGTCGAACATCTCGACACCTAGGACTACAATAGTGAGCATTCCTTGGCCTCCCTATCTTAAAATCACGGACCAGCGAACAGTGCGATAACTGCATCCGGAGTCGGAAGCGCAGCTTCGGTAGCACCAGCACCATAGAGAAGATCCTCGAGTGCTGCCAGATCAGTTTCATCCACAACAGTCGAGTCGACCACAATCA